CGCAAGCCGACATCCGGCAACCCGGTCAAAGTCATGGCGGGATTCCGAGGCGGGTTCTCGCGGGTGAGGCGATGAAACGCGAACTGGAACTCCAAATTTTCAATCTCTACCGGCGGTATCCGCAGCCGCGATCCTTCGCGGAGGAGGTCGAGTTGACCGCATGGAATGGGGTGGTTATCAACACCGAGGACTTCTTCATGCTGGCCCGCCCGGTGGACATTCACGACCCCGAGGAACGCTGGCGTGATGCCGCGCACACATACCACAGGTTGTGTCAGAACTGCTGGCTGATCACTATATATTGTGGTATCAGTCAAAATAACCCTTGCAATTTTGCTCCCTATCAGTTGCCTTACATCGCATGGAGTCGGCGAGACCGCCCGCTCCGAGTTTACGAAACCCAAAAACTCCAAAAGCGATGCGACTTACTGACCACGAAATCAACCCCATCCTCTCTCCCTGCCTAGCTTGGTTCGGAGGAGGAAGCAAAGGACCAAGCAAGCAAGAGAAGCAGGCCGCGCAACAGCAGCAACAGCAGATGCAGCAAGCCGCCGCGCAGCAAGCCGCCGCGCAGCGCCAGCAGATGGAAATGCAACGCCAGCAGTTTGAGGAGCAAAAACGCCAGCAGGAGGAAATGCTCCGCCAGATGGAAGCCAACAAGCCCGCGCCCGGAGCGCAGGTTGACCCCGGCAACCCGCAGGCCGACATGGCGGCAGAGACCGCTCGTCGCAAGGGAATGCGGAAATCCATCCTCGCCGGGGAATCTTCGCAGGCTCCCATGACGACCGGCTACTCGACCCTCGGTTGATTCAGTTTTGACTGATACCAAATGACCGGAAAGAATCCCGAACTCGCTGACAAGGTTTTGCAGCGCCATGCGGAACTCGTTCATCAGCGGGCGACATGGGAATCACTCTGGGAGGACATCGCGAAATTCGTCATGCCCCGGAAGGCGACGATGTTCACGCAGACGACCTCGCCCACCACCGAAGACGAGGCGCAACTTTTCGACGCCACCGCCGTGCGGGCAAACATGATCTTGGCCAATGGTCAACTCAGTTGGATGACCCCACTCGAAAGCCGGTGGTTCAGCTTGGAACCGCCGAAGGCGATGGAATCCGAAGACGACATCGAGCAATGGTTCAAGCGTTGCACCGAGGTCATGCAGGCCGAACTCAGCCGGTCCAACTTCTACACCGAAATCCACGAACTCTATCTGGACCGTGGCGCGTTCGGCACGGCGGCGATTCTTGTGGAAGCCGGGAAGAACAATTCCCTAAATTTCACGAAGCTCGATCTCGGATCGTTCGCGATCAGCGAGGACGACGAAGGCTATGTGGATACGCTCTCTCGCGAGTATGAGATGACGGCACGGCAGGCCGCGCTCAAGTTCGGCGTCGAGAACTTGACCGACTCGATGAAGAAGGAACTGGAGAAGCCCAACTCCAACCGCAAGTTCGCGTGCGTCCATCTCATCGCCCCTCGCGGCCCGGGCGAGATTGAAATGGGCAAGCGCGATGGCGCAAACAAACCCTACGCCAGCGTGTATGTGGACAAGGCATCGAAGCATGTCTTCCTGTCCTCGGGGTTCGATGAGCAACCGTTCTTTGTCACCCGCTACCTCAAGTGGAAAAACTCCGAGTGCTACGGCTACTCGCCATCGTGGACCGCTCTCCCAGAGTGCAAGCAACTCAACTTCCTCGAAAAGCAACTCGACTCCCTCGCTGAGATTCATGCGTTCCCTCGCATTCTGATCCCTGCCGGATTCGATGGAGACATCGACCTCCGCGCCGGGGGCGTGACCTATTTCGATCCGAACAACCCCAACGCCACGCCACGGGAGTGGGGAACCAATGGGCGCTACGATATCGGCGTCGAGCGGGCCGAACAAAAGCGCAAGGCGATCAACGAAGCCTTCCATGTGGACTTGTTTCAAATGTTCGCGCAGTTGCAAAAGCAGATGACCGCCCGCGAAGTTGCCGAGCGAGCCAGCGAGAAACTCATCCAATTTTCCCCGACTTTTGCGCGACTCACCACGGAGCTATTCAATCCGCTCCTTCGCCGGGTCTTTGCGATCCTCGCCCGCGCTGGCAAGTTCCCTCCCCCACCCCAACAACTCACGATGGTCGGTTACATCCCCGAGCCGGATGTCGCCTACAACTCGCGAATCGCCCTCGCGATCAAGTCTCTCGAAAACGCTGCCTTCATCCGCACCAGCGAGATGCTTCTGCCCTATGTGCAGATAAAGCCCGACATGCTCGACAATTTCGATTTCGACGAAATCTGCCGCGATATGGCCCGCAACGATGGTCTTCCCGCCCGCTGGCTCATGGAGGAGGAAATGGTCGCGCAACAACGAGCCGCCCGCGCCCAAGCTCAACAGCAGGCCATGCAGGCGCAGCAGATGGAGCAGGCCGCGAGCGCCCTTGGCAAGGCGGGCAGCGTGAAGCAGGACTCCGCACTCGCCGGGATGCTCCCCGGCATGATGGGACAAGCGTGATGGCTCCCGAGGACAAAGCCGCCGCCCTTCGCCGCGAGCGTGAGCGCCAGAAAACGACCAACGCCTACCACCGTGTGTTCAGCACCAAGGAAGGCCAAGCGGTCATCGCCGACCTCAAGGCGCAGTTCGCCACCGAAAGCCAAGTCTTCCTGCCTGGTTACGATTTCAACCCTGTGGTCGCCGCCCTTCGCGATGGTCAGCGCGGTGTGGTCCTGCACATCGAATCAGTCCTCCGCAGGCCGGTCATCGCAGACGGCGACATCGAAGCCCCCAAACGAAAGGTGAAAAAATGAGCAAGAAAACCGAACCCAAAAAAGACATCCCGCCCGCACCCGAAATGGAGCAGATGCTCGGCGACAAGACCCCCGCCTATGTCGAGTGGATGCGCGACTACCACCCGCAGGAGTTCGCGATCCGCTACGCCGGACGCCGCACCCATCTCGGTTACCACCCGCATCAAAACTGACGCGCAGTTTTGACTGATACCATTTATGGAAGACACCATCGATACCTCCTCCGAGCAGAGTCTGCTCGACACAGGAGCCGACAGCACCAACGCCGCAGCGCCCGCCGCTTCGGAGACGACCACCACCACCACGCAACCCTCTACTCCCTCGACCGGCTGGGTGAATCCAGACGGCACCTTCGGAGAAGGATGGACTAACAACCTCCCGGAGGATTCCGCCGCCTACAAGGACACCCTAGCGAAATACAAAAGCGTTCCCGACATGGCGAAGGCGCTCGCGAATGCGAATGCGCTGATCGGGAAAAAGCTCGGCGTTCCCAACGAGAAATCCTCGCCCGAGGAACACGCCGCTTTCCGCCGTGCGATGGGCGTTCCCGAGTCGCTGGAGGAATACAAGTTCGCTCCCGAGGCTTTGCCCGAGGGCATGACATGGAGCGACGACATGGCGAAGCCCTATGCCGAGATCGCGCACAAGCACGGCATTCCGCCCTCGGCCATGAAGGAACTCGTCGCGCAACACGCGAAGACCGAGATGTTCAAGCTGGAGGCGATCCAAGCCACCTACGAGAAGCAACGCACCGAGGCCGTGCAGACGCTCCAAAAGGAGTGGGGAAATGATTTCGGGAAGAACATTGGACTTGCGAAGCAGGCCGCGAAGATCGCTGGCGTGGATGCAAACTCGCATGGATTTTCCGATCCCGAGGTCGTGCGTGGATTTGTTCGCATGGCGCAAATGATGAGCGAGGACAAGGTCGGTCGCTCGATGGGCGGCACCGAGTTTATGACCGGCGCGGCCCGCGCCAAGGACATCATGTCGAACCCCGACAACACTTGGCACAAACGCTACATGGATGGCGACCGCGAAGCCGCTGCGCTCGTCACCTCCCTGCTCAAGCAGGGATGAAAATCTGCGGGGTAGTGAAGAGGCATCACACCAGTTTCATAATCTGGAATCCCGAGTTCGATTCTCGGCCCCGCTAATTTTTGACTGATACCTCGGAGTGTGCTACACACTCCTTCGTCAGAGCAGACACCTCCTCGTTGAGCCTGCTCCCTAATACCCGCCGCCGCTGACCCCTCACGGGACACTCGGAAAAGCGAAGGGAGCAGAACAAACCATCAGTTTCGACTGATACCAACTCAACCCAATTCAAGGAGAATAAAATGCCCGATCTAAACGGAGTTCTGACGAACATCCCAAACCACTTCACAACCCAGTTCGATAGCAACTGGAAACACCTCGTTCAGCAAAAGAACAGCAGGCTGAAAGAATATGTCACCCTCGATTCCATCGAAGGGAAGGAGAAATCCTACAACCAACTCGACGCAACCTCGATGACGCAGATCACGGATCGCTCACGCGACACCAGGATCACCGATCAAGTGATGGCCAAGCGTTGGATTCGTCCGCAGCAATATGACTGCGCCAAACTTGTTGACGAATGGGATGAGCAGTTCCTCGGCGAAGTCGTTCTTCCGACCAGCCCAATTATCCAGAGCCACGGAGCAGCCTACGCTCGCACTTGCGACAAGGTCATCATTGACGCCCTCGGTGGGGCAGCTTCCACCGGACCTACTGGCATTGTTCAAACCTCATTGCCAGCCGGTCAAAAAATCGCAGTTGGCTATGTCGAGTCCGGCACCGCCGCCAATAGCGGTCTCACCATTGCCAAGCTCCGCGCTGCGAAGTTCCTTTTCGACAGCAACGAGGTTGACGAGGAAGAAGAGCGCATCATCGTGGTCTCGGCCAAACAGCTTCAAGACCTGCTCCGTGACGATAAAATCACAAGCGCAGACTACAATACGGTCCGCGCCCTTGTGGACGGCACTTTGAACACCTTCATGGGTTTCAAATTCCGCCGCAGCCAACAGCTCCCGTTGGCCGTCGATATCCGCTCCTGCTTCGCCTATGTGAAGAGCGGCATCGTCCTCGCCGAGCGTGGCCTCAAGACCCACATGGACATCCGCACCGACCTCTCGCACTCCCTTCAAATCCGTTCTGTGGCGTCCCTCGCCGCCGTGCGTATGGAGGAAAAGAAAGTCGTCGAGATCGCCTGCGACGAAGTCCTCTAAGTTCCCGCACCCCGCTGGCAGACCGGGAAATGTCTGCCACCCAATTTTTCAATCTGTGATCTGACCGCGCCTCAATGACAGACATCCAAATCTGCAACCTCGCTCTCGCCCGCCTCGGTGATTCCCGCATCACCGCACTCACGGACGCGACCGCGCAGGCGCAGTATTGCTCTCTGTTCTACACGCAAACGGTCGAGGAACTCCAAGCCGAGTTCGATTGGCAATTCTGCCGCAAGCAAGTGAACCTCACCAGCGGCACGGCTCCGATTTCCGGCTACTCCCTGCAATACACGCTCCCGACCGATTTCTTGCGGGTGCTTCGTTTTGGAAATGTGGATTCCAACGAAAACTTCGGCGTGTGGGAAATCATCGCCGACAAAATCCACACCAACCTCTCTTCCCCGGTGGCGCTCGATTACATCGCCGCCGTGACCGATCCAGCGAAATTCCCGGCGTTGTTTGTTGAGCTACTGACAATCAAATTGGCCGGACTCCTCGCCATGCCACTGACCGGCTCGAAAGACTTGTTCGGCCAAATGGCGGAAATCTTTGGCGCGACCATGCAGAAGCCCGGTCTTCGCACTCTGATCATCAACACGCAAGCGCCGAAGACCACCACCTCGGCGGCGAATTCCGTGACCGAGATTTGCCGACAAGCCATCCTCCGGGTCGGCCCATTGGAAGCCTTCAAGCCTTACGGCGAACCCATGGTCATCGCCCAATCTCTCTACGAGCAAACCCGCGACGAACTTCTCGCCGATTTCGAGTGGTCGTTTGCCCGCTCGCAAGTCTCCGTGGCGAAGGATGCGGCCAACCCGGCCTCGGGCTATGCCTACCGCTACGCGATCCCCGCAGGCACCGGGCAAATTCTGCGAATCAACAACCTCGACGATAGCGAGAATAGCGGCAAATGGGAGGTGATCGGTGGCCATGTCCACACCGACTTGCCGACCCCCATCATCATGGACATCACCACCAAAGTCACGGATGTCGCAAAGTATCCCCCGATCTTTGTGCAACTCCTCACCACAACCCTCGCACTCAAATTGTGCGGCATCATTGAATCCAAATGAAATACGAATCACTTTTCCAAGAACTCCAATTCCTCATGGCGAAACCAGCTTTGCTGGAGTCCATCGAGACGGTTGCCAATTTTACTGGCACTCTCACCGCCACCGCCTCGGAACTC